TGTTTTCGAGGGTTTATTTTTATTTTTTAAATGCAAGTCTCGTTTCTAAATAGATTTACCATAAAATACGATAGTTTACAATAAGTGAGTATTTAAAGGGATTTTCGCTTGTCCTAAAAAACACTTTTTCGGATTTTTTCGACATTTCACGGAATTTTTGCCCCTTTTATGCCCCTTATCGGAATAAAATTAACGATAATTTCCAGCGAAAATCAACTTTTCCTTTTATAGCAGCTTCTATTATAACACGTTTTTTTACCATAGAAAACAAAAAAACCGCCAGCAAACGCCAGCGGTTTAGTGTGTATAATTAATTTGAATTTCTTTCTTTTTATTTTGTTGTTTCTTCGACTTTTTCCGGATCAATAAAAGTAATCAACCCGTCCGGTTCGACTTTAAAGGCTGGTTGTTCGTGGAGTTCCCCGTTTGCTTTCAGATAATACCAACCGTCGCCGTGTTTCACGAATTGTTTGGATAACATTTCCCCGCTTTGTTCTGATAGGTAGTACCATGTTTCACGATATTTCACCCAACCTTTTACCATGCCGCCGTCATTGTCGAAAAAGTACCATCTGTGATTGATAAAATTCCAACCCGTAACGGTTGCCCCTCGTTTGTCGAGATAGAACCAATACTTGCCATCATAGAACCAACGATTGATTAAACAATAACCACGTTCATCGAATCTGAACCATTCATTATTAATTTTCTTCCAGCTATTAGTTGGATAAGAGCCGTCTGCTTCTTCCCACCACCAACCATACTCACTTTGTCGCCAGCCGGCTTCAGTATTCACTCCGCCTTCAATATCTTTTTTGAATTGTTCGCGGGTAATGCCCCACTTAGCAAGATATGGATAAGGGTCAACGTGATCGCTTGCGTTTCGTGGTTGATTATAAGTACAGTATTCGTGAGTTTTGATTCCAGCTAAACTATCGGAATCAAGCGTTTTTGGAATTCCCGCTTCATCTGCAAGGTCACGCAATAATTTAACGTATAACGCATAATCACGCATGAATTCCTCTTTTGTAGCATGGCTTTCAATCAATTCAACTTGGCCGTATCCTTCGACATTCCAGCCACCGCCCACGTCCCACGCTCCGCGGTCAGTAAGCCACGTTTGCATGATTCGACCATTCCCCACGACATGAGAAAAGAAGCCGAGCTCTGCGTCTTTGCGATAATGATAATCTGCTTCATTTTGAGCCGTCGAATTACGATTGCCCGTTGAGTGAGCGTGAATCTGTCTATATGGTTGAATCCCCACTTGCGGGAGATCCGTTCTTAGTCTGCTTTTGTCAATTTCTACCATTTAAAATTTCCTTTCTGTTATGGCAATGTTGTAGGCCAAGGGTCGTCGGTAATGTACGATATTGCTGAGACCCGAATATCCCCAATATCTTTATCAGTTGGTACTGGGTCTGTGAATTGGAATCGTAAATGATTTGCATCACCATAACCGCCTACATACCACGTTCCATATGGAATACCATCATCGTTGAAAATCTGACCAATTAGTGAACTGGAAGCTCTATATCCAGAAGGTATACCACCGTTTGCTATAAGGAAACATTTCTTGTCACGGTTACCCGGATGCGCAATAAACGCTGGATTCCCACGTCTAACAATTCCGAACCAACCCCATTGTAGCCCACCGAATTGGTAATATACTGTATCATTAACTCTTCTGACCTGTAAGTAAGAATTACCTAATTTAGAAAGCACGTTTAGTTTTTTCCAACCAGTATCACCGTCTAATACAACCCATCCTTGATTACCTGACGGTGTACGTTTAATCCACTTCAATGCACCGTTTGTCTTGCGTGTATCAACATAGGTTTGACCTAGTGTACCGTCAACTTTCCCGTTTGGCATACCTTCGCCATGAATTTCGTACTGGTTAACTTGTCCAGCGGGTGTGTTTGTAGCTTGTTGCGTTGGTAAATTAACACTACCGCCCCCGTCAGACAAAATAAGCGTGTTTCCGGATAAAGTTAGTCTTTGAGGAATACCCACGCCATCACGACCATTCTCTCCTTTTGGACCAGTTAAACCGATAGGTCCTTGAGGTCCAGCGGGGCCAGTTTGTCCGATTGGTCCTTGTTCCCCTCGTTCGCCACGTTGTCCATCTTGACCTCGTTCACCTTGCAAGCCTTGAGGTCCGATAGGTCCTTGAAGTCCGTCCGCCCCTCTTGGTCCAGTATCGCCTTGTGGGCCACGTTCGCCAGTTTCACCTTTAGGTCCTATCTGTCCTTGAATACCTTGTAAACCTTGCGGGCCAATCAATCCTTGCGGGCCTTGTGGGCCTATCGGTCCACGCTCTCCAGTTTCTCCCTTGTCCCCTTTAGGTCCGGGAGTTAAAGCAATATTTTGTAATTCTTGTTTAGTTGCAAAGTTGCTTGTATCAATATTAGTCTTGTTTTCTAACGTCGTTACACGCTCTCTAAGGGCGCTGTCGTCATACACGGTATCTTTATCTGTCTTTGTCTTTAAACCTTCAATATCGCTTAAAATACGGCTTATTTCACTACGAATATTGCTATCGTCATACGTTGCGCCCTCGATATGAATGTTCTTGATCGCTTCTTCTAGTTCAGCTTTTGTTACAATATCAGTTACAGCTACAATTCTCTTTGTTTCTTTCTCGATAACGGGCAATTCGCTATGTTTATCAATTTCTGAAACACGAACCCCAAACGAGAATTTTAGAATATCTGCCGATTGTACGACTTTTTCAGCGTAAACGAACCCGTCAACAATTTCATCTGTCGTAATTAAACTGGTATCAAATGGAATAGATACAAGATTGTCTTTGACTGTTCCCGCAACTTCCAAAAGCCGATTAGTTGTTTTAAATTTGAATAAAACGATAACTTTTTCAGCGTTAATACTGTTCAATTTTAATTCGATATAAGCGTTGTTCTTATCGTGACTGTAAAATTCTTCTTTGACTTTATTCAGACCGTCCCGAACGTCAACACAAACGCCCGCTTGACGTTTAATAACTTTTTTCAAAGGTTGCCCCCTTTCATTTTAAAATTAAAAGGAAGCCATAAGGCTTCCCTATCTAGTCTTTCTTAGGTTCGTAATATTCAAGCGCTCGCTCGCTGTCAGTCAAGCCAGCGGTTGTTGGATCAGTAACAACTCCGAGCAAAACAAGGATATAAACGAATGTATTCACTCCGTCTTGATAATTCTGTGGGATTTCAAACCCGAATTGTTGAGCCATAAGGAAGATTGCTCCTAAAAGAGCGATTAAAGTCACTTTGTTTTGTAAGCGTAATTTCCAGTTAATTTTATTCATCTTGTTTCTCCTTTACTTCAAGTTCTACTTCTACTTTGTCTTTTTGGTCTATATTCACTAGTAATTGCCCGATTTTACGAGCGTTGTCTTTCTTTAGCTGGTTAATGTAAGGCTTCAAAATTTCAGGAAAAGCAAGACCGATAATTTCCCAATTTTCAATCACTGAAAATAGATAATTGAATGAGAAAAACATTGTCCAAGCAATCCCAAAGCTACGGAAACCAAGCGAACGGGCATACATGGCAACAAGTAGGATGACTGCAAAAACGATGAAGTGTCGAATCAATCCCATTGTTCCAATTTTACTATCAAAACGCTTAGTCTTAAATGCCTTGATGTAACCTGTCACAATATCCAGTACCATTAACCAAAAAAAGAAATGAATATATGGACTGTAAGATAGGTTTTTGAGGTGCTCTATTAGTTCGTGAAATGCTAAGTCTTGCATATATCACCTCTTACTGAACAGGTTGAGTTTCTAACTCACTAGATGGTTCTTCTTTCTTTGTTTCTTTTGGTACTTCCCACTTCCAAATACCGATTTTCCCGTTTTGGTTCAGTTCTTCTAACTGCTCCAATGTCTGCCCTTGATAAGTGAAGGCTTCGTTTACTTGAACCATAACACGTTTCCCTTCTTGGAATTGCTCAACGTGGTTTGGATTTTCAAGCGTGAAAATTTCTTGTGCTTGGTAAGTCTTGCCAGTCTGACCTAAATCAACCAATTCAAGACCTTTTTTGTAAAGCGTAGGATCTAGCGGGTTATCTGTATCAGTAACCCGAGCCAATACAGACCAGTTAGCAATGGCTTTAACTTCTGCAATCTGCGCTTCTTTTTCTGCTAGTTTTTGATTGTAGGTCTGTTCTTGTGTGATTAAATCTTCTTGTAACTGTTTCACGCTATCGGCTGGATTGAACTCGATAGTAACTTGAGCCAATACTGCCTTGATTAAGTCGTCATTTGTCTCGTTTGTTCTGTCGCCAATCAAAACACGGTCAAAAGCTGTGTATGGTTCTTCTTGGCGAATTGCTACGAAAGTGCGGTTATTGCCTTGTAAAAATTTGTTAACTACTGTGAATGTCATATATTATTGTTCCTCTTTTTCTGTTTCTGTTTGTTCTTCTTTTTGCGCTTGTAATTGTTGTAATTGCTCTTGCACTTCTTCGTAAAGAGCCTTGTAATTGGCGCATTCAATCGTCTTATTAGCAAGTTGAATTGCTAAGTCATTGATTACTTTGTCTTGTGTGTTCATTATTTTACCTTTCTAAATTCTTACGTCGTATCGTCCCGGAGAACCGAGTTTGTTTCGTTTAAACCAGTTTTCAATGCCAATAAAATTCTGATTTATTAAATCAAATACTTTTGCTAGAGATTTGCCTTTTATCCATATTTCATGACTTGCCCCTATTGTTCCAACTTTCATTGTTTCAACATTTTTAATTTCATTGTTGACATTATCGAAAACAATAGCTCTCTGGTCAGTCGCATTGTACATCATCGCTATTTCATCACCGTATAAATTGACGGCTGTTGTATTATCATTAGTATTCCAGATTTGAATACCAGCAGAACCATCATCCATGTTCACCCAGCCATGTGAGTTAGACATTAGAGCAGTATATGAACCTAGTTTGTTATGGATAGCACCTTTATGAAACACAAGATACTGTATAGGCCTGCTATCAAATTGATTGAAAATACCTACACCTTCCCCATTCAGCTTGAGCCATCCACTCTGCAAATCAAAATTAGTTGCTCCGTTCAAAGATGACAAATTACCGCCTCTGATGACATTTGCTGTCAATCCGTCTGTGACAATGTTCTTAGATGAAATATTGATAATTCTAGCTTGACTTGCATCAATCTCTCCAATATGAGCCGTACCGTCTTTAATGTAAGTTTTCTCACCGATTGAGATTAGACCCTCATTGATTTTAACTGAACCATCAGGGTTAAGGTTGATAGCCCCCAGCACATCACTAGCGCTATTCAGAGTTTTAACAGACCATGAATTAGATAGCAGTGTCATTTGTGCCCGTGTAGCCTCTGAGGTTTTTTTGGCCTCCTCAGCCTTTTCAGCTACTTCAATCGCTTTTGCTTGAGCATTCTCTGCTTTATTTTGAGCATTCTCTGCTTTATTTTGAGCATTCTCTGCTTTATTTTGAGCATTCTCTGCTAAGTCTTTAGCCTCGTTTGATTTTTTATAGGCGTCATCAAATTGGCTAGGTTTATAAGTCCCAGTTCTACTACCTCTAACTAAAATAGGTTCTTTGAACTCAATCCAGCCATTTTTAGCAAGGTAAATATAGAATGGATAGTTTGCGTCCTCTCCAAAAGCGAAATCCTCTTGGACTGTGAAAGTCTTTTGAAATTCTTGCCACTCGTTTAGAGGTGGCCTATCTTCTCCGATATTCGACCATAGCAACGTTTTATTAAGACCATGATTTTTAACGTTGAAAGCAAAAGAACTGTCTGGATATTCTCTAATACGATATTTAAATCCGAGCGTGTAGGTTTCATCTTTATATATTTTCTTGACGTAAATAGGAAGACTGAATCCAGACCAGTTATAACCAGTAAGACCCTGTGCCTTGATTGTAAAAATACCATTATTAACAGAAATATCAGCTTTAGGATTGCTATTTCCAATTAATGTGTGCTTATTCATTGTCATAGAGTTAACAATCAAGTTGTTATCATCTGTGACATATTTTCCAACTTCCGTCTGAAAAATCTCGCTACTCATGATAAGCCGTGATAACTTGTCAGGCGCGTCGCTTTCAGTTTTTCCGAGAATTCGCTCGTAAATCTTGTTTGATTCCGTGAGCTTGTTATATTCGATCGTTTGAGCTGCAATCTGTTTGGACAGATTCAGCAAGTTGCGCCCTTGATCGCTTTGTACGCGATCCAATTCGCTCACTTCGACCTTGCTTGCGAATTGTTGAGATACTTTGGACACAATCTTACTATAAATCGTGTCACCGTCAACGCTTTTTACCCCTTCCGTGACTTTATTTTGTAAGTCTGGACTTGATAAGATTTGCTGCTTTATCTGGTCTGATAGCTCGCTAGCGTCTGGAAGCGTTCCAGCTTTCTTCAAGGCTTCGTCAGTTCTGCGTTTGTTTTCTTCGCTTGCTTGTTCTGTTGCTTTCTTGAATTTATCGAATTCTTTTTCAAGCTCAGATGTATCAGATTTTAACTTTTTAAGCTCCCACTCCGAACCATTCCAGATATACATTTCTGTATCTTCGCCAGCGGTCAAGTAAAGAATATCACCACGCTTTATTGTCCCGATTGGCTCGTCTTTTGGTTTAGTTGCACCATAATAGACTGTATTCTTACCATCAGCACTCACAAGAGCCCTTGTAGCGACCGCCAGAGCGTTTTCTGCGTATTCCTTACTTTGTCCTACGCTGCGAATGATTGAGCCTTCAGAGCTTATTTGTTTTTGAACGCTTCCGATATCGTTACAAGTGACTTTATGGTTAATCAAGCGCCCCGTAACGTCATAAGAACTTTCAAACGAAACAATCCGAATTTTCTCACGGAATCCAATCGTTTCGTTAATAGCCATGATATAATCACCGGCCCGCGGTTGTGTGTATTGATAACCGGCTCGGGTTAAATCTTCCATATCAAGCTGGACTGATATCGAATATGAGTTATCCACTTCAAATTTTAAGCGTTCTAATAACTTTCCGGTATCTTTATAACGTTCATCCGTTACTGGTTCGCCTTCGATACGTCCATAGATACGAGCTAGTGGACTTTCATATTCAGACGTATATCGTCCCTTACTTTGGTCTTCTTCATCCTTCCACGCACCGAGACCGCGTTTATATGTAATGAATTTGTTGATATTCTTTTCAATCACTAATTCATTCATATTGAAATTTTTTCGGACGACCGTCGAAAGATCCGCACCGATTTTTTTAGTAATTAAGACAACTTTTCCGGAAACGGAAAACTCGAGCCCGGCAGCTTTTACAATGTCTTTTAACATTTCTAAGCGCTTGGCGTTTCCGAAATTCTCCTTACGAATAGAATTTACTCTTACGCTTGGCTCAATCTGATATCGATAACCGCTATTTTTAAAAATGGCTTCAATATACACTTCAAAACGATGTGATCCGTTGAATTCGGTATAACAGTTCGAGTGCTCGAAGTCATAAAAAAATTGGTGAACGGCGTCGAAGGAAACGGAAAGATTGTGCCCCTCGTCCCGAGGCTTGGCGTAAACAATGCTATAAAATTCGCCGTTAAGCTCAAATTTCCATCCCCGGTCAATTTCAAATAAAACTCTATCATTTGAAATAATAGTCCCTGAAACTGAACGCTCACCATTTACGGCATTTTTGACCGTGAATTCAACTTGCGCTCCGAAACTTTCGCCTCTTTCATTGTAAAATGTAAGCAATGTTTCCCTCCTTCCTATTTGTATAGTTCCTTAAATCCGATTATCTTGATTGTGCCTCTAAAATTCGTAAGCCAAGATATTTTTCCGTTGATTTTCGGACGAATCACAAAATATTCAAAATTAGTCCGGTTGTTGACGTTCGTTTCATTCGTCCCGTCCGCTAGCACCGTTTCAATCCCATGCAAGAGAAGCTTCTGTCCGGATCTGATCGGCGTTTCTGCGTGCTGATAAGTAAACCGACGGCCGTCAATTATAAGGAAAAAATTCGTTTGTTGATCGTTTGCTGTTAATTCAACAATAAACGGAACTTCTAACTGACTAAGTATAGCCGTCCCCCCATAATCAAACGTATCCGCTGAAAGTGTGATATTCTTCGGAATTGTTTCGCCATACGGCAATTCCGCGGTTACAAAACCAAAAGAAACGTTATATTTCAATCCAGCAGAAGATTTTCCGATGAATTCATATTCAACCGACCCATTATTGACGACTTTATAACGATATTTCCATACTCTGTGAGGTCTCGTTCTAATGTCTAATTCGCCCGTTGTTTGTCCGGGTAACTCGAACCCGTAAAAATAATCCTGCGTAGGGCGCATTTTGGTAATGTAAAAACCATCATCACCTAAAACATATCGATTCAGTTCGTCTTTTTTATCAAAAAAGTCTTCCATCGTTGGGACGGTAAGCCTTGCTTTTACTTCTATTGTTTTTTCGGTATAGGTCAAGCCGTCAAAAATCCGACCATTACGACCTTTTACCGTTCGTGTTGAGATATCCACGGCCGGGGAAGAATCATCGACCGTGATATTATATAAGCCTAGATCGGACAATCTCCGAATCTGACCGTCTTTTTCAATCAATAAATCCATGAGTCCCCCTTACGCGAAATATTCAGAAAGTGCTTGTTTTCTAGCGTCTTTCTCTTTGATTGTTGTATAAATCTTGTCGCCCACAATTTCATTATGGACTTCAAATTTCCGTTCAGATAATTGCGAGTTTTTAACGTCGTTACTCAAGTTTTCAAGTGAAGAACGAACGCCCGCACTTGTGACGCTTGCCGATGTGGTAAGTACGCTATTTGTTTGGTAATCTTGATCCGTGATAGCTTGCGCGTATTGTTTCGATACGTCGTTAATGTCTTTCACCCATCTAGACATACCATTATAAAGTCCTTCACCCGTGAAGCCCCCTATCTTATCCATAACCCGTGATGGTGAATGGATAGAGAGAGCAGAACGCATAGTTCTAGCAATGCTTGAAGCGATTCTGCTTGCAAGCGAATATAGAGACCCAGCCATCGAGGCAAGACCATTATATAGACCGGCACCGGCATTATAACCGACGTTACTCAATAAACCCGGGAGGCTTCTAAACGTTGCGGCAATGTTACTTTTTGCACTAGAAGCTAGCGACGTAACGCGAGAAAGTCCCGATTGCATTGTGCTAGCAAAAGAACTCATTGCGCTTGTTGCGCTTGTTGTAACATTATTAAACGTATCATTGAACGTTTTAACCATCTGCGCACCGCTTTGACTGCTAACTTGTGAAATTTTATCAAGTCCAGTTTGAACCGCTTGCCCTGTCGTTTGCATGGCTTTTGTAACGGTATTTTGCATTTCTTGATAATTTTTAGTTATCGTTTGTGATAACTGCGTGCTTGATTGTTCCGCGCTTTTTGAAACGCGATTGAAATCAGATTCCGCGCTTTTTGCTAAAGTATTTGTTGCGGCTGTTGCGCCCGATTGCATTTGTTGGAAGTTGCTCACAACTCCAGAATTCGCAAGTTGGGCGTTCGTGTTGGCGGTAGTCGATACTCCGGACGTGCTAGCGTTGGCATTATTAAGTAACTGATCTAGTTGATAGCTTGCGTTTGCGTTTAAATCACTAACATTTGAAACAACGTTTGAATTCATGGTGCTTGTCTGCGCCGTTGCGTTTGTTTGCGCTTGTGTAAACGCATTATCGCTATTTGTTGCGAATTGTTGAGCTAGCGAAGTCCCGTTTTCGTTCATAAGACCAAAGTTAGACAAAACATTTTGCTGCATTGTCGTAGTTTGAGTCGTAGCGCTATCGGTAATGCCAAGCATATTATTATTGACGTCCGTTAGCATAGCGTCCGTGGACGTGCTTACGCTCGATTGCATTTGTTGGTAATTCGTACTTACGCCTGTATTCGCAAGGAAAGCGTCCGCGGTGATTTTAGCTGTTGTCGTTCCGCTTCGAGCTTCGATATGGTCTGATGTCGCGCTGATTGTCGCTTGAACTTTCGCTCCGCCTTCTTCAGACTTACCAGAAATAAAGTCCCAAAGACCACCGAAGAAGTTCCCTACTGCTTCGCCTACGCCTTTAAGCGCGTTCGGAATAAACTCGAGCAATGCTTTACCGAATCCCGTGATAATATCCCACGCTGCTTTGACGATGTTTGGCAAGCCCTTAATAATCGCCATTGCGAGTTGGACAATTAATTGCCAACCGGCAGCAATAAGCTGCGGCAATGCTTGAGCAAGTCCATTGATAAATTGACCGATAATCTGAACCGCACTCTGCGCGATCTGTGGTAAGGCTTGAATTAAACCTTGAACCAAAGTAACAATTAAACGAATACCGCCTTGCAAAATAGCCGGCAAGTTTTGGAGAATCGTTTGAATGAATCCGATAATAACTTGTGTCGCAATCTGAATAATCGTTGGCAACGCTTGAACGATACCTTTTACGATATTCATTAAAATTTGAATCCCTTGTTCTAAAATCTGAGGGAAATTCGCTTGCAAGTTATTGATAAAGTTCGTCGCAATTTGTTGAGCTGTTGAAAGTAATTGCGGGATATTTTGCAAAATACCTTGTGCCACGTTTACTAATAATTGCATACCGATAGAAAGTAATTGCGGTAATGCTGATAGTAACGTATTTACAAGCGTTCCGATAATCGTTATCGCTGAAGATATTAAAGAGCTGGAATTTTGCCCCACCCCTTGCACTAAGCTAGCGATAAGCTGAATTCCCGCGTCAATGATAACCGGGAACATTGTCGCGAATGCTTGCGCCAGTTTTGCGATCAAGTCCGCACCGGAAGCGATAAGCGCTGGAATTTGTGACGTGATACCCGAAACAAGATTTTGAATAATTTGTGGTCCTTTAGTCGTCACCGTGTTTAGTAACTGATCTATTTGTTGTCCGAATTGGCTATTGATTAAACCTAAACCGGCGACAACAAGCCCGAGAATAGCTGCTGGACCAATAGCAGCAAGAGCGATTCCCATAACTGAAGAAATTCCGCTTGTCATCATGCTTAAAATCGAAAGACCTTGCGAAGCAGCGCTTCCGATAACCCCCGGAATTCCCGCCATTTTACCCGTGAAGTTAGATACCAAACCGCTAGCTGTTTGTAAGCTACCCGCTGTGACACTTCCGAATTCTAGCGTTTTAGAAGCAACAAACCCCAAACCTTTAGAGAGTAAGGAAAGATTGTTGACCGCTGGACCAAACGCGAAAGCCCCTACAACGCCAGCGATAGCTGGTTTTAGACTAATCATCACGCTTTCAAATTTCTTAGCTTGTTCCTCGGTCATTTTTGTTCCGTTCAAAAACTGATTAAGAGCTGGATTCAATGAGTTTAAAGCGTCAAGGAATGTTTGTAAACCTTTAGAGTTGGAAATTTTATCCACTAGCTTATCAACGTATTTTACTAACGTTGTAAGCACCGGTAAGACTGCCGTCCCGACCTTAATTTGTAACGTTTCAAACGAACCACTCAAGGCCTCGATAGCCCCTTTTAAGTTGTTCAATTTTTCCGCTGCTACTTGCGCCGCCGTTACTTTATCGATAGCGGCTTGCATATTGTTTGCGCCATCTGCTCCCTCGTTCATCGCGATAGTTGCAGCACGCACCGCGTCCGTACCGAATAACGTCTTCAAGGCCATTTGTTTTTCTGCGTCTGTTAAACCTCCCAGTTTATCTTTCAAAACTTGAGAAATTTCCGCGAACGATTTTATTTTTCCTTCCGCTGTGAAGAATAGGTTCGCTCCTTCATCGGTTATGATTCCGAGTTCGCGCATTGCTCGATATTGCCCCTTCGTTGAAGGTTGCAAGTTCATAAGCATTGTCTTGAGCGATGTCCCGGCGTCTGAACCTTTAAGTCCGTTTTGCGCGAATACTGCGAGGGCGTTTGTGGTATCACGGAATGATAAACCAAGCCCTGAAGCGACCGGCGCGACCATAGAAAGCCCGTACTTCAATTCGTGGACGTCTGTCGCTGAAGCGTTCGCCGCTCCCGCTAGTTGGTTTGCTGCTTGCGTTGCGTTCATACCGTCACGCTTGAACGCGTTTAAAGCTGTCGAAGTAATTTCCGCCGCTTCCTTCAAGTCGAGCTCCCCAGCGGTTGCTAAGTTAAGCGACGCGGTAAGTCCACCGTTTAGAATGTCTTGCGTGGAAACCCCAGCTTTTGCTAGTTCCCCCACGGCGTCCGCTGCTTCTGCTGCTGAGAAGGCTGTATCTGCCCCGGCTTTAATAGCTGCGTCGTTGAATTTCTTCATCGTTTCCGCGCTTTCACCAGTAACAGCCTTGATATTGCTCATTTTAGCCTCGAACTCGGCCGCTTTTGAAACGGTGCTCTTGATTGCTTGCTTTCCAAGTTCAAAAGCCTTATATGCAGCAGCAACTCCGATAACTTGTTTCAATAACCCACTAGAAGCACTTGCAGCTCTATTCGTATGGTTTACAATTCCAGTTAAAGCATTAACAGCTTTATTTCCGGTTGTTTGAAACGCATTTCCAAGCGCCCCTCCGACTTGTGTAGCGAGCCTATTCGTTGCTGATAACAAACGCCCACCGAATGAGTTACTAACTCGATCCGCGAAGCCGTTTGCTTTTGTTGTCAAGCCTGAAAACAAGCTAGACCATGACGAATTAATAGGATTCAAAACACTTTGACCGAGCGAGCTTGTCACTCGTTGCGCTACTGAT